GTCCGTTTTCTTCTAATAACTTTTGTGTTGCTGAACCTACAAAACCACGATTTCCTGTAATTAAAATTTTAAGTTTATCCATTTCTTTTAGAAGCTGAATTGCCATACCAAGTTTCTCCATCAGGGATATTCTTAGTAACAACACTTCCTGCTCCGATTATGGCATTTCTGCCGATTATTATACCTGGCAAAATTGTGCAATTAGCACCGATACTCGCACCTTCTTTTACTAAAGTTTCAGTCCAATTATCTGAAGGAGGCCTTTTATCATTAGTAAAACAAGTATGAGGCCCCACAAAACAATTATCTTCAATGGTTACTCCTTTAGGAATAAATACGAATGATTGTATCAAGCAATTTTTACCTATCTTTCCTCCGATATCACAATAAGAACCTATCTTAGTTCCTTTTCCTATTTCATAATCTCCATAAAAATTATTAAAATTACGAATAATATATTCTCTTTCTATTATTTTTTTGTCTATTTCTTGCCTTTTGAATGCTTCGTAACATTTACAAACACCTGTCTTTTTAAAATCTACACATTCACATTCTTTTTTAACATCACAAAGACAATGTCCCATTTCTTTTGCTTTAGATTGAACCTCTTTAATATCCATAAAACTTATTTATCTTTTTAATGATATACTTCGCTTCATTATCAGTTAGAACTTCATTGATAGGCAATCTTAGTGTCTTGCTTTCATACTCTTTAGATAAAGGACATTTCTTAATTGGCATTGGATATTCATTTTTCATTGTTTCAATTCCTTCCTTTTTAAGATAATCATATAGTTCATCTCTTTTAGGAGTTTTTACGATAAAGTCTTGCCAAATACGACCCTTAGTATTTCGTGGTAGTATTTCTATTGCCCTAATTCCTTTTAAGTATAACTTGGCTATCTGTTCTCTTCTCTTTAAAGTCTTTGGAAGTCTTTTAAGTTTGATATTTAATTCGGATGCTAAAACATTATCTAACCTTGAATTAATACCCCATTGAGAATAATCCTTTTTCCAATGATTTCTAAATTGTATAGCAAAGTCATAGATATTCTTATCATCAGTTACTAATGCACCAGCATCTCCTGGACCACCAAGAACTTTTGCTGGGTAAAAACTAAAGCAACCAATATCTCCAAATGATCCTGCTTTCTTATCATATTGAACTGCTCCTAATGCCTGACAAGAGTCCTCAATAACAAACATATTCTCTTTTTTGGCAATCTTCTTTAATAATTTCATATCCACAGTTATGTTTCCTGCAATATGAGCCACTATTATTCCTTTAATTCCTTCAGTTACTTCAAAGATTGAATCCATATCATATAAAACAGGAATTGCTCCTACTTGCTGGACTACCTGAACTGTTGCTACAAAAGTATGACTTGGAACAAGAATTTTATCTCCTGGTCCAACTCCTAATGCCTTTAAAGCAACTAAAAGGGCATCTGTGCCACTATTACAACCTATTGCATACTTTACACCTACGAACTTGGCAAAGTTCTTTTCAAAGGATTCTAATTCTTCCCTTAAAATAAGACTTCCATTTCTTCTTACTCTTTTCCATTCTTTTGTATATTCTTTTTCGTGGAGTTTAAACTCACGAGATGGATTAAAGAAACGAATTTTATAATTATTTTCTACCATTTTTTGTTTTATTATGACATTTATTACAAAGAGTTATCCCATTATTAATATTCCATAACTCTTCACAATTTAATGCTTCATCTAATAATTTAATATTATTTTCTTCTATAATTTTATTAAACTCCTTAATATGATGTGCTTCTAAATAACAATGATTTAAATTACATTCCTGACAGGTATAATTATCTCTTGTAAAAACATCGCTTCTCCATTGACGATATTTATAAGAACACATTAATCTTCTTCTTAAATCAGTTCTACCATTTTTCCAATTCCAATGATTTTCATTCTTCATTTTAGGTCTTTCTTTATTTTTCCAATATCCAATCTTTCCTTTTTTTGATTCACTCATCTTTTTCTTACTTTCTTCTGAATGTTTTTTTCCAATCCAAAGATTAGAACCTTTTTTAAAACTACTACTATTTCCACCTTTCATTCCAATACTCATATTTTTACGATGTTCTTCAGATAATTTACGACCTTTCAAAACTAAAGAATTAGACATTCCTATTTTCTTTTTAGTTTCTTCACTATGTTTATATGTTCCCTTCAAACGACTCATAATCTTATAAATGATGGTCTTTTATTATTATTTTCTTCTTTCATACCGACCATTAATAACATATCTGATTCAGGATTCCATAATCTAATAGGAAGATTTTTTAATAAGTCATTCTCATTCTCACTTCCCTGCATATTATGACTAAATCCTAAAAATTGACTTGCCCCTGTTCCAATAAACTTAACATTTAAGTTGTTGTAACAAATGTTGCGAATTTGTTCATAAGGTCTCATTAACATAAAGATAGTTCCTGAATAGCACCAAGGTTTCTTACCTGCCAAAGCAAGTCCACCTGCCACACAAACCATATTCTGTTCTGCGATACCACAATTTATAAACTGGTCTGGTAATTCTTTTTGAAACTCTTCTATAAAATTATAACCAAGGTCTCCTGTTAATAAAATTATATCTTTATCTTTTCTGGCCATTTCCAGAAGATACTTGAAGAATGGCTTCCTTAAATCTTGCTTCGTTGAGGTTATCATAGTGCCAATTATTATTATCTTGCATATAATCTACTCCCTTACCTTTAGTTGTATGACAAATAAAAACTAAAGGTTTATCACATTGTTTAATTCCAAGAGAACCTGGGGAAAAATGTCCAGACATTTCTATTGTTTCCCAACCAAATGCCTTAAACTTATCTGCTAAAGGTTCTAATTTACAAATATCTTCTGTCTTTCCAAGTGCTTGAAGTCCATTTCTATCCACAAATACTATTAAGTTATTAAGTTTATGATGATTAGCAAACATTATTGCTTCCCAAGTCTGACCTTCTTGAAGTTCTCCATCAGAAATCAAGCAAAAGACTCTTTTACTTCTATCTGATAAAGCTAAACCACAAGCTATTGATAATCCCATGCCAAGTGATCCTCCTGACCAGATTACTCCAGGAACTTCTCTTGAAGGTAAAGGATATTTTTTAAGATATTCAGATGCTTTATCAGGATATAATTTACAGTAAAGTGTCGCCACTCCTGAAGCTTTAGAAAAAATAAAAAAATCCTCAGGATTTTTCATTAAAAAAATTGATTCAATTATCTCTACACAAGATAAAGCTGAACCAATATGACATGCGTTTGCTTCAAATGAAGCAGTTAATATTTTTTTTCTTAAAGATTCCATTTGTGTGTATCTATATTTTATCACTTTTTTCTTTATTGTCAAATCTCTTAATTACTTCTAGATCTTCCTTAATTTCTCAATAGCTTTCTTGGTCTCCTTAAAGTCAATTCCATTTTCAATAGTTTCTATTGTGTCATCTATTCCTTGATTATATGCTTGTTTTATTTGGGTGGCGAAAAAGTAAGATAAAGCATTTAGTCTTTCAACTATAAAATCATAATTCTTTTTTCCTATCGTTCCTCCTAATTGAAAGAAGTGATTTATTAGTTCGTTTGCTATTTTCTCAATTACTTTTTCTTGAGTATCTATTATTTTTATCTCCTCTATTGTTGGTGTTTTCATATTGGTTAATGATTTTAGTTATTGAAGATTACTAATAAAATCAGCTAACTCATCTATATTAACTTTGAATTGGTCAGTTTGAATATATTTACCATTCTTATCTCTAACTTCGTGAACAAAAGTAAAATCTTTTTTTCCGTCATAAAACCAATTATCTTTATCTATTGGTTGAGGACTTAAATCTATTTTTTTTCTTGTGTACATATATTTATTATATTTAAGCTATATAAACTACTTGACACTTAACTGTCTTAAAATCATCCGAATTTTTCCATCTTAATCTCATATTTTCTGCTTCTCTTTTGGTTGAATAAACTCCTCTTATTTTAGAGGTTTTAATACTACCACCATTACCAAAGGCTCCTACTTCTTCTATAAGATAAGAACTATTTACGACCGCCCAAGCACTTACTTTGTATTCTTTTTTTATTTTATTCTTCATCTTCTCTTATTTATTAGTTAGTAATCTATTATCAAACTTTCTAATTCCATTCGGGCAGTAAGATGTTCTATTTTTTTTGTTTTTTGCCATTCTTTCTCTTGTAAATCAGCTCTCTTTTCTATCTTCTCCCTCCACTCCTTCTCAACTTCTGCTCTTATCTGGTCGGCTTGGGAGATTAGAGCTTTTGCAATAATATCATCAACTTTTCCCGTATGGATATAAACCATATTATCTGGTGCGACATTCTGGGATTTTTCAAGACAAATATGAACTTTGTTTAATGTCTCCTCAATAAAAGTGTCGGAGGGGGTGGACAATTCTCTTGCCTCTTTTGATATTTCTTCTAAATTACTAAATCTTTCTTCAAAATGTTCTTTATCCTTGACTATGCTTACCTCCTCTTTTTGTATAGGTTGGGGGATAGTGTCACAAGGTTTTTCACACTTAACACAAAACCATTGTTGTATTTCGTCTGTAATTATTTCCATTTTTACTTCATCTCCACAGCATTTACTAATTAGTTTTTTGTTCATATGAGGTTAAAAATTCCATTTCATCATCCAACCAACCAATAAAATGATGATTATTAGAGATAATAATGCCGACCAGAAATCATTATTACTTCTTGGCTTTCCGTGCATATAAGCATTTAGTAATAAACTTACTCCCATTAAAGAAAAGAAAACTATTGATGATGTTTGCATATATTTATTTTATTATTTCTAATAAGAAAGAGTTATTTAATTATTACCTTAATATCTTTTAATGCTTCATAATCACAATGTATCATAAATACACTAAAATCACTTAAATCTTCTTGAAGTTTGGCTATCCTTTCTTTTTTTGTTAATCTTTCATCCTCATACCAATCTCCTACTTCTATTTCAAATGTTGGTTTTATTATTGCTTTCATATTCCTTTTTATTTATCTTTTAATATTTCTTCAACTGCTTTATTTTGTGCATCAGCAATCTTTCTAAAACATTCACTACATAAATCTGAAATAGTCTTTTCTTGATAACATATTCCATTATCATAGAAATCATTTGGTCTAAATTTGCAACCACTACCTAAACTTATAAAAGAACCAGTATCTACTTCTTTACCTATTTCTCTACCACACAAATCACACTTTATTGTTCTCATATTATTTTATCTTTTACTAATTATTAACTTAATTGGTCGGGCAAGGATTTGCACCCTGCATAAAGATAATTAAGGAATATAATATTATTCACCGCCTTTCAGAACTTCTATATATTATTAGCGTCTACCTATTCCGCCACCGACCAATAAAATCAATAACCACTTTTAATGAACACAACTCTGGGGGCAAGGTTTGACTTGCAGTGCCGTACCTACCTGCTGATTTTACAGCTTTTTGTCGGCAGTCTACTCCACCACTCACGGGCCTCACTGTCCCGCCACCCCAGAATCCTATCCACTAAATCTTAATGAACTAGGTAAGCAAGATGCGTTCGGGAGAATTATATCGGTTTCGCTACTTTCAGGAGCTTATCCCCTATCCTCGCTACGATGCCTGCATCTCCCCATATCTTGCTAACATAATCCACTATATGGGATTATTTAATAAACATTATTCCATACTCTATTGGAAAGTAACCATATTCTCTTTCTTCTTCTTTGTGCCACTTTTCAAAAACATTTATGGCATCTTCAAGGTTCTTTCCTTTACCGATTAAAGTCCCTTTTCTTTCTGGGCAACTTGCACAGCAATGTCTTATTTCAAATGTTGATTTGGAAATGGTGATGTAATTATCTGCTGACATATTTATTCACAATTATGTTCTCTTATTGAACGGTCGCTAATTAACCTTACTATTTTCTTTCCTAAAAACTTCTCTATCCTTTTCTTCATTGACTGGCACTCTATACAATCTTCCTCAAAGTTCTCATAAGCCATATCATAAAGATGCTCCATATCATATTTTGAGAATGAGATGCGTTTCATTTTTTGTATCATAAGCTACTAAAATTATTCTTTATAAAATGTATCTTCACTTTCAAAAACATCTTCTCCCTTAAGGTCTTTTCCAAAGTATTTCTGTCCAACAATATTTTCATACTCACTCCAGTTTCTTAATGCCTGCCAAAATCTTTCTTCTGGATGCTCGGCACAGTAATTTGTAAATTGGGTTAATTTGCTAAAGTTTTTAGATTCCATATAATTCTTCTAATTTATCTTTATAATACTTTACTCCTAAATATCCACCTTTACTTTCTCCAATAACTTTAAGTGCTTTTAACTCATTATACCATTTCTGTCCACGAGCCTTTATAATCGCTTCTAAAGCTCTAGGGTCTCCTTGTGAGTGTATTCGGACAATATGGCAGACATAACACAAGGGAACACCATTTTTGACCTCGTAGCGAAGATATGCAGAGATACTCTTGGGCATAAAGTGATGTGTTGCTGTTGCTTCTTTTCCACATATCGTGCATTTATCTCCCCAGAATCTAAATACTGCTATTGAAAATGCTTTATCACATTTGGCTCTTAATCCTTTCAAAGATGGTTTTCTCATATCAATATCCTAACATTTCCTTATCTAACTGCGACTTACTCTTTGGCGACCATACATAATAATAAAGCTGATAAGGTTTCCTATCATTCATTCCACTCTTGTCTTCATACATTTCTGACTCTTTTACTTTCTTTGGGATTAAGTCCATCTCTAATAATATCATTTCTTTACCTTCAAAGAAGCAATGGACTGGTTCGTGTGATTTAAGTGCTTGTTTAACCTTGTAAGAAGGGATAGGGAATAAGCCTTGAAATAATGTTTTGGTAGTCCAACTAATCATTTGGTTCTAATTTTTCTTTAACTGAACTAATTATCAATTCCATTTTTTGCTTATAGTAATCTTCATAAGTTCCTTTACTTCCATTCTGTTTCCATAGTAAGAAAATAACATTGTATAATCTTTCGCTTGGTGTTTTATTCTTTCGGAACTTTTCTACTGGTTCTTCTGGCAAGTTTAGAATATCTTGTTCTATCATATGAGATAGTTTAAAGATAAAATATCCAAGCTTATTCTTCATACCCATTAAGGTAGTAATATCTTCTGGGATTAAATCTGGAGTATTAACTGTGAGGTTAAGTCCTCCGTCTGACAATGTTGTGATTTTGGTAATCTGTCCTTCAACTTGTAAGATTTCATTTGACATAATATATAGATTAACTTTTTAATTCCTTTCTTTTGTCTTTTTAAATATCGCTTATGGTCTTTAATATTCCATAAGATAATATCATAATAATCTTCTTCTACTAATATCTGTTTTGAGATTAATTCCATAATTTTTAATGGCTTGGTAGTTATTAGGCTACCACTTGCGATGCCTCGCTGTTCTATGTCCTTTAAACTAAAGCCATTTAATTAAAATAATCCGTTCATTGCTTGTTCTTCTGTAATGTCTGGTAATTTTTCAAATGGGTCATCTTCTGATAATCCAATAAATAAATCTTTAAATCCTTGTCCTTTATCTTCCTTATTCATCATCTTTCCCATTACCATACTAGCTTGTCTTTTATTTAGATTTTTAATTGCTATTAAAGCATTTCCCATCATTAATGTAGTATCCATACAATGTTCTTCTGGTATTCCTAACTTTTTAGCTCCTATACAAATTGCATTTAATTGTTTTTCACTTGCTGGTTCGGTTGGATTGGAATAACTTGTCTTATTCATTTCATCAGCAGAAGCTATTGAATCAATTACTCCAATTCCCATACTTGCTAATGCTCTACCGATTGCAGAAGTTTCACAGTTTTCCATTGCAGAAGTCTTATTAATATATCCATCTCCCCAAGTTGCTTGAGAATATCCTGTAAATTGTCTTGAAACATTATCTACATCAGGAAATACTATTGCTTTAATAACTACCATTTCTGCTGTTGGTTCACTTACTAATTCAGTTCTAATAGAACCATTAGGATATTCCTCATTAAAGAATAATACTCTATCTTTAACTAAAATATATTCTTTACCTTTAATGTCTATTGCTTTTTCTTTTGTTATTTTTTTTGCCATATTTTTATAACATTTTATCTAATAATGTTTCCTTTTTACCTGTGCCGAGTTCTAGGGTTTCTTCAGGTTCTTTTAAGACTCCTGTTATTTCCATTTCCTCTACAATGAACATTACAGGGTCATCTTCAACTGCTTCGCTTATTCTATCAATGTAATATAATTCCTTTAAAGAACCGATTACTGTCTTGATGTCTGCACTTTCAGGGATTAAGAATGTTGCTTGAACTTTTTGATATTTCATATTTTTATCTTTCAATATTATTACCATTAAATCCTATTGCATCTTCGTCAGGTTCACTTGGCATTTTATGCTCGTTGGCCATAGTGATCGCCTCGCTTTCCGACATTCCTCTTTGCTTATAATAGTTGATTAGAGGTTCGTTAGGACGTTCTCGGAAAAGGTCAAAAAACTTTGAGATAGATTGTAATGGTTGAAGTTTCATACATTTGCATTTAAACTTGCTAAATAAAGTAATCCGAGAACACTTGCAACTAAGATTGAAAGTCCTGCGATTAAAGCAATAAAAGGATTATCTAACTCTCTAAAATCTTCGTCAGTTTGTTTTAATTTTAACCAACCATTTTCTATATATGTTTGCATATTTTTATTATTATTTATATTGATAGAGCAAAGCATTCCATTTTCCTCGGTTTCTTATCATTATCGTTTTCTGCTATCAACTTTTAAAAAGAGATAGTTTCGGTGGTAATGACGGGGGACATGCCCTGCTCAATTTTTAATTTATTTGGTCTAATATCTTACCTTCTTTCTTTACTATTTCCCTTCGTTGTTTGTGAAGGTCTTTTAAAGCAAGTAATCTTTTTTTATCTCGGGACTTTGCTTTGTAATCCCTGTCATATTGTTTTCTGTCTGTCATAAGGTGTCTAATAATTATTTATCTTTGTAATTAAATTATAGGCGATAAATTAAATCTTGTCAAGTTAGGTTGTCCACAATCTTACTTTTTAATCTCCATATCTGCCAATATAATCTGTTGCTTAAATATATTTACTCCAAAATAAGATGCTTTGAATGTTGGTTGGTTTCCCACTTCTCCTGTTTTTGCATTATAAAATCTCATTCTCTTGCTTGGTATCAATAACTGGAAATCTCTTTCTCTTTCTCGCATGGTTACATTGATTACACTATCGCTTAATATATTCGTTGGAAGAAGTAATGCAAATGGTTTTTTAAGATCTAATGCTCTTTCCCAGAATACTCTCTTATTTTTATAAGGAGGATTGCTTATCATTACATCCCATTTTTCTGGTTCATAAGTTAAGAAGTCTTGACCATAATCTAAATGAGAATAAATAACTTTAAATCCATTCTCTTTTAATACTTTTACAAACTGACTATCTTCTCTATCAAATGGACACCAAATTATTTTGTCTTTTAAGTGTTGTATGTAAGGTAATAATACTTCCACCCCCCCCTCGGAGTATATTGTTCATCGCCACCGCCTTGTTGATAATAAACTTGATTGTTCATTCAATTAAAAATTAAACTTATTATTTTTGAAATTATATCTTTCTTTTTTTCTATCTTGTAAGGTTTAATATCTGCGTAATGACAACTATGATGACATTTTGAACATCTTGCTAAACCACCTTGATAATCATAACTAAGATTATTCCAAAAATATATAGGTCTTTTACAACATTGGCTTAATAATCTATATGGTATTTCTGTGTTCATTTCTTTCTCTTATTTATTTTATCTGTGATTTGAAGTTCTCTAACTATATAATACGCTTGGCGAAGTCCCTTAATAAAGGCATAAGCATAATCATATCCTGCGGCTTTCTCTTTGTTCTTCTCACACCACTTTATTTCTTCTTGTATTGCTTTTAAAACTTGTTGTTTGGTCATAAGAGTATTTTTCCAAAATGTTTATCTTTAATATGCAAGAGTCTATTCTCCCTCCCCATCATCGCTAAATGCTTCTCTACTTCTTTTGTCATTTCTGAATTGTTACAGATCGGGCAAAGTTTACAATCAAGGGAGAGGGTGGAATGACATTTAGGACATTGTTTGGTTTTGGGAGTAAAGGTGTAGTTCATTTTTCGTAATAAGGTCTTAATAATCTTAATCTTATCCATTCGTAATCTTTGTAGTTTTTAATTTCGTGTCTTTTTTTAACTAATGATAAGACTATATTTTCATCTCCAATTTCTGTCTGTAAATAATATCCATCAACTTTTGCTTTTTCATATTCTAATTCAAATGTTCCAAGGGTTGCTCCAATGATACATTCAATTTTATCTCCTCTCTTTTTAAGATATTCAAATAGCCATTTATGTAAAGACTTTTTATCGTTCCAATCCCAAGAATAAGTTTTAATGTTCTTAACAATATCTACTAATTCACCAAGAGGAACTTTTTCTTTCCATATCTTGCTTCCTTCTGATAATTCAACTTCAATAAATTGAGTATCGTAATATTCTTTTGGCTTATTATTTTTAATATAATCCCAAGACCAATCTCCATATTCTGCATAAACATTATTGATGTGTGCTATATATCTACCCATATTATTTATATTTACTTATTATTTTCCTATTTTTATAATCTTAACTTTTGCTTTATCTTCATCGTTCAACCTTTTAAAATACCATTTAGCATCTTGTAATGTTTGATAAGTTTTGACTATATATCTATCATCAACGGTTATGATCGCATAGTGATATATTTTCATACTTTTTGTTTACTTATTATTTCTTCTAAAAACTTGGCTAGGGATTTACTCCCTTTATTCTTTTTTAACCACTCATAGTCTTGTATTGTTATTCGGATTAACTTTTTATATTTACTTTCCCAAATTATTTTATTCATTTCTTTTTACTTTATACTAGTTTACTATACCCCCTTTTCCCAAGCCGTTGCATTTTTTAGTCAATAACCTTTAAACTGTTTTGATCTGTTTGAAGTTACTCCCTAAAATTATTGTTTGCTTTATTTAATTTTTAAACTACACACTTAAAGGCTTTTGACTGAAAATGATGTATCCGTATTGGGCTTGTTTCCTCTAGTTGTTTATAGTCCCTAGATACTTACAAGAAAGTGGGTTAGACTTGGGCTATAATTAGCTTATTCTTACTTAATGGCAGGTTTGACTGCAGACCATTTCACTCACTGGCAACGTATTGATGTTTGATAAGGACATCTCAGCCAAGCTCCCTGAGCTTGTGATTATCTTACGGCTCACTGTCCGCCTCATTAAGTAAGAAAAAACTAACTATTTATATAAAAAAAGATAGGCACCCGCCAAGGTAGACCTATCTAATTTGTTGTTGGCGGGTTTCTCTTAATTATCTACTATTTTAAAAAGCAATTTAACTTGTAAGGATATTATATATTTTCCTTTCAATCTTGTCAAGTCTTTTTAATTTAGAAGGCGAACAACCAGTAATCTTCGCCCCTAATTACAGTGCTAAAACATTTCTCCGTTAACAATTTAATAAAAAAATATGTAATTTTTTTGTTGACCAAATGGTCACGTAAAAGGTGCAACTGGTTACAATTTATTTTATCATACTTATATTAGTTGTCAAGAAAAAAGGCACGAGATTTCTCTCTTGCCCCCACAAGGATAAAATAAAACTTCACTAATATTAATTTAGCACTTTTAAAAAGATTGTCAAGAAAAAGCGAACCTTAACGATTCGCACAAACATTATGTTTAGTTTTACTATCCATATCGTAAGCTATGGAAAGACTGTCTTACTAATCAAGACGTGAAAATTGACTTACTGTTACATGAATGTTAAAATAAAATTAGCAAATTAACATTTGGAGTGATAAAATTGTTCGGAATTTGTCCTAAATGCCATAAGCATACTAAATTGACTTGTCATCATGTATATCGTTCCGCAGTTTGGTTTCCATGTCGGCAAAAAAGTAGAAAGTATTTATGCCGAAATTGTCATAACATTTTGGAAAAAAAAATTACAGAAGCCGAAAACGAGATACTTCGTCAGTATCCAGAACTTTATACAAGAGTTCTGTGTCAATTTCTTTATCCTAACACTAAAACAAAAAGGAGACCAAAATAGTCTCCTTTACTCATTCTATAATCGCACTTAAAGCCCTATAATCGCTTAGGAGGGGTTATTATCTTAAAGTTGATGTTCTCCAGCTATCCATTCTTTAATCGCATTTAAAAGGGTTGGAACCAATAAAGCAATAATTGCGTCTGCTAAAGCTCCAAATTGAGTTCCTTTTAAAAGTATCAACCCTGCTCCAACAGCACTTAATAATAAACTCCAACCGAATTTACTCCAAGTTATAGTCCCTTTTTGAATCCTATAAGACATATAAGTTACAAAAGGAACTACTAAAGCAATCCAAGCGTTTAAATCAGTATTATTAAATGTGAAGTTACTTAACTGTCCCACTAAAATGATAACTACAGCTGGAGTTGCTGATATTAAGAAACTTTTTAATATTTTTTTCATTGTTACTAAGTCAAAAGATTTTGCTATTTGTGTAGGCATATATTTTTCTAAATAATTATTTATTTCTAATATTTTCATCGGCCTTTATTTTCCTAAAATCTTATTAATAAAACCTATTAATAATTTTTTAGCATAAGAGTCTTTTTTTTCTTTACTAACTTTATCTAAAACAAACTCATTAATAAACCAATTCCTATCACCTTCTTTTTCGCCAGCAAATGGTATTGCACCAAATCCACCATTATTATAATTTTTAATGCTTAATGAACCTACACTATTTTTTTCCATTTCTTTCATATCTCTATGTAGATGTGTTCCTGTAGACATTCCTGTATTATCACTCCAACCAATGCAATCACCCATTGTAACTTTATCACCAGCTTGAACGAAGAAATCTTTTAAGTGCCAATATCTGTGTTTAAATATTCCATCTTCTGATTCGGTTATAATATTTACTCCTAATCCTCCAGCACTATCAATTTCAGTATTAAGGACATAACCATCAACATCACAATCAAAATAAATAGGTTGATTTGTTTGACAAGCCCAATCATAACCACAATGTGAAGTCATACCAAATTGAGCATACCAATTTAAAGCATTTTCATAGTATCCTTGTGTTTTGCTGTCTTGTTTTAAGGCACGATATATTTTCATATTAATTAGTGGCCATATACTCTATAAACTTATAGAGAAGAGTTATAGCACCTCCTATTACAGCAGTTCCGACTACTACTGCTAACCAGTTAATTATTGTTTCTACTCTTTTCTCTGCATATCTTTTATCACAAGCACTTAAAGCTCCATCTATGGCTTCCTTAACAAAGAGTCTCATTTTATCATCTGAAGGTATTCCATTTAATTTTTCTTTTATTTCATCTTTAAACTCACAGAAATATTTTTCTAAATCTAAAATCTTGTTCTCTATTGTTTCCATAAATAGTCTTGTTTCAGGAGATGGAGCAGAGTGGTTTTTACCTGCCTCAAAACCCTTGTTATATGCATTATATTCACTTTTTATTATTTCTTCTTCCATTTCAATTAACATTTTAAGATATAACTTTACGACCTTTTTTTAATTGACTTAATTTATAATTATGATATAATTTACTTAATGGGATTTCTATTACTTTTATTCATATTTATAGCAATTATACTCTTTGAATTTTATCCACCAAGATTCTAATATTTTGGTTTTTTATATTGACTTATAGGATAAGAACTATATGGTAATACTTTTTTAGCTGGTCCTTCACTCATATATCTTGGAGGAGTAATAATAGGATTTTTAACACTTCCTAATTTTGATGGTTGTGGTAATGCTAATCTTGTTAATTTATCTATTTCTGATTTATTTAAAAACTTAATTGCATCATTAAATGCTTTTGGATTAGTTACTTTTAAATTTCTTAAAAAATATCCCCTCAAAGGATTAGACATTCCTTCTAATGCTTGACTTACAGAATTACCCATTAAAAATATCCATACTCCACCACCCCAGTTACCAAGTGCTGACCCAATAGTAGTTGTAATTCCTTTTGTTATTGCCCTTCCTGCTTTTTGTTTTAATGTTACTTTAGGAACTTTATTATCAATAGTTCTTAAGAAATCAACTGCATTATAATAATTTCCTACAACATTATTTAATTCTTTTATATTAACATCTTTAACATTATCCTCTATTGCTGTTTTAAATGTTCTACCAATTTGAGCATTAACATCTTTTTTAAGAGGTCTAGTAAGGTCAAATCCTGTATCTCCCCAATATATTTTCTTTTCTGAATTAATTTGAGGTAGGGTTATTGTTTCTCCATATTTTCTTCTAATAGCAGCAAATTCTTCTTTAATATTTTCAATCATAATTTCTTTATTTCTTGGAGTTAAATTACCAAAAATTGAACTTGTTGCTTTTTTTTCTAAATCAGATACTTTTAATGGAGGTTGTCCTTGTTGAACTACATCTAATGATTTATCTAAAACATCTTCAATTACAGGAACTTTTTCATTAATTAAATTACTGGCTACCTTATCAGTATTAAATTTACCTCCCTCTATTAAATCTTGAGGGACTATATTTCTTTCAGCTAAAAATGATGTTGGATTCTTTCCTTTTGTTGCTGATTTTTCTAATACTTTTTCAGATTTAACATAGTCTTGACCAATTCTATTCCAATCAGACTCTATACTTTTAACATAGTTTTGTTTTATTTTACCAGATTTTATATCACTAATTGTTTTTCCAGATTCAGAAATAAATGGTAATCCTCCACCAATTAAAGTTCCTAATCCTGGAGTCATTGCTTCTATTCCAGTTTTACCTTCTTGAAGATTCTGACTAACATCATATCCATATCCTATACTTCCACCTTTTAAAATATTTCCTAGTCCAGTTTTAGTAAATAATCCTCCAGCTTTTTGAGTTGAAATCTGTCCTAATTCAGGAGAAACAGCAGTTGCGATAGATTTCACACCAGGAGCATTAATAGACCCTAAAACACCTGTTTTTAGCCCTTTGGTTGCATTTCCATAGCTACCTGCAGTTAATAAATCTAATGTAGTTCCTCCAATTTCTCCTAAAACTTGTCCAGTTGTTTTACTAACTCCTCCCTGGAGTTCTTTTATCTTATTAACATTTTCATCAATTAAACTTTTAGTTTGGTTATATTGCTTTTTAAGTTGAGTAGCGTCTTTGCCTACTTTTTGATAATCTTCTATCTGTTTAAGAGTTTTTAAGTTAATATCAGTTAAATCAGTAATATTTTGGTTATAATATTTAAGATTTTTAGTATTAGCAATTCCTGAAATAGTATTAGCTAAAGCAACTTCAGAAGAAGCAATATTTGAACCTAAGTTTTTAACAAAACTTGTAGCCATTCCCAAAGGAGAACTTAATTTATCTGCTTCTTTTTTAGATTTTTCTGCCTGTGCTTGATATTGAGCAATTTTATTTTGTGTATCTTCTGTTGTTTCAGTAAGTGTAAATTTACCCTGAGCATTTACTCCTGTTGGTTTAATACCTAATCGCTGAGCCTTTTGAAGCAAAGATTCTCCTGATGGTTTAATGCCTAATCTTTGTGCTTTTTGTAATAATGTTTCTTCCATATTATTATTGACTTAATATTTCTGTTATTTGATCATCTGTATATCCAGCATCTTTTAGTGCTTGAATATCTTCAAGATTTGATGAATTAGAACCACCGAAAGCTTGACTATAATCAGTAATAGTATTATATCCACCAGATTGAACATTATTTATCCTATTCTGATATTGATTATAAATATTATCATATTGAGTTTCTATTACTTTCATTTTTGCTCCGGCAGCATTTAATAATTGCTGTTTAGCATCTGCTGACAAGAAATTAGTATTTTTAACCAATCTAATTGCTTCCAATGTTTTAGCATCTAAGAAAGATTGAGCATATTTTTGAACAGTATTATATTCTCCCTCTCTAACAACTGAGTTCGGATCCATAATCTTAGCAAAAGCATATACGAAAGCTATATCATCTCCAGGGCTTGAAGTTTTACTACCTATTGAACTCATTAATTGATATTGAGAAGTAGCTTGATTATAATCTTTAACTATCTGTTCATTATCAAATGAATTAGCAATAGAGTTAATAGTTGTATTCATTTGAGAATTTGTTAATCCTGATGTTCCTGAAGAACTTGGAGCAACCACCCAACTATTAGTAGAAGTATCATAAAGTCCACCATTAACAGTCTTAAGTGATTTATCCTTATTATCTATAGCTTGTTGCTGTAATTTAGCTTTAGCATCTTCAGCATCTTGAATATATTGAAGTAAAAATTGTTGTTGTTCTGCTTCTCCAGTAGCCAAGTATTTAGCTTCAGCCACTCCTTGCTGATAAAGAGAGTCAAACAATTTCTGTTCATTAGTAAGAGTAGTTAATCTACTTTCATATCTTGACTGTATCCTTGATATTTCTCTATTCCTAACTGACTGGCTCATCCAAGGATTTTCATTTATATCAGCAATTTTGTCATTCATCTCGTTAGTTAAATCATTCTGTTCTTTAACTACTGCTTCAAACTTTGTTTTTATATCTGAAACACCAGTATCTTTAAGTGCTTGAGTATATAATGTTGTGAAATCAGAAGGAGTAGTTGTTGTAGGAGTTGTAGTTGTTCCTTCTCCTGATGTTCCAGTTCCACCAGTTACTGATGCACCTCCTCCACTACTTCCAGTTCCAGTAGTTCCACCAGATTCATACCATTTGCCAGTAGAAGCATCAAAAGTCCTACCTTGTGCTATCCATTGGTCATATTCATCACTTGATTTAGGAAATCCAGCAACTTCTACCTTATCCTGAGTTCCTTGTTGTGTTGATTGTGCATTTTCAGTCCATTTTCCAGTTGTAGGATTAAACTTTCTACCCATAGCAATCCATTGGTCGTATTCGTCTGAACTTTTAGGAAAACCTGCAACATCTACTGTTCCAGTTGTAGTAGTTGGAGTTGTTGTTCCTAAAGAAGCATTTACTGTTGGAGTTACTGTTGTAGTAGGAGCAGAAGTTGTAGCACTTCCAGCAGGAGGTCCTAATTCAGTTCCTCTTAAAGTAACATCTTGTTTTTTTTGTGCTAAAACTTCAGGACTATATCCTGGTTTATTGCTACTTAACCAATTAGAGTAATTTTGAATACCAGAATTAATATCTCCTGCAACTGATGGAGTATTAGATGGTCTTCCACTCCAATCAATAAATTGTCCCTCTGGAGTCATTAAAAGTGTCTGTGCTTGACCTTGAACATATCCTTGACCAGTAGTATCAACATCAGGACCAAAAGTAACTTTATATAATCCTGTTGCAGGGTCTTGGATAACATTTTGTAGTTGTTTATATCCTAAAACTTTTCCACTTTCACCAGATAAGTTAAATTTTATTCCTGGTTCTAATGTAGATGGATTTAATCCTACTAAGTCTTGATATCCTTTTATTTCTGTTAGCATATTTTTATTATTTTATTATTAATCAGTTACTACTGTTGTTGCATTAATATTTAGATATTTTATATAAAAATCTTTAACAAAAGCAGTTCCAGCTAAATTAGTATCTGTTTTAACATATAACTGAACATTATCTCCTGCTTTAACAATAATATCTTCTGTAAATGTTTGATAAGTATTTTGTAATCTTGTTCTTTCTGTTCCTACTGCAACATCATTAATATATATTCTAGCCGAACCAACGTGAGTAGAATCACCTTTTAAAGAAAATACTACTGATACAGTTCCACCATTATTAATAATATCTATATCTTTTGCTTTTTCATAATAATCGTGAGAAAATCCTCTTTCAGTAGTAGCTGAAGCTAATATATCTGTTCCAGTTTGAAATTGAAGTCCAGTTGTTCCAGGTATTCCATAATTTACTCCATAGATAGTTCCTGTTCCTAAATCATTTTTATTTCCAGCAACATTTCCATTAAAATGATTAGCATTAACTATATTGTTATTATCAGTTGCGGCCGCAATATTAATTCCATAGCCAGTATTATCATCAGAAGAATTACCAGTCATTATGATATTATCACAATTTGCAGTCAGTTTAATTCCATCAGAACCATTATTTTGAAACTCATTACTAAGCAAGAAAGAAGTATCAGAACCATTCATTTCAAGTCCAATATTAGTATTATTAGAAATATCAGCCGCATTTATAACACTATCATTAAAAGTATCTAAATATGAACCTCCTGAATTATTTCTGCAAAGTGGAGAGTTTAATTTAGAATCATATATCTTAGTGCCATTTATGCCCTTAGAAACATTCCTAAGACACCATAAAACATCTCCGGCCAAGTGATCTACCTGATTATAATAGATTCCGTCAGAACCATTGTCAAAACAGTTTACATATTCATTAACAAAGGAAGTTGAATTATTAATTGAAACCCCATCTCCTCCATTATTTAATGAAGCAACATTTTGTAAAAAGAAATAATATCCATAATTAATATAAATTCCATTTCCCCCTGAACCATAAACAGTTAAATGTTGCAAAAAGAAATGTTCCACCATTATTGCCGAATCATAAGTTGCACCGGCAATATTAGTTCCAATATATTTAGAAGAAAGAGTTATTCCATTGTCAGCATCTACTGAAGTAATGCCATACCAATAATTATTCAATCTTATTTTATGATATGGAGTTACATTAGTTAGCCAAGCAGTTCCACCGGCACCAGTTAAAGCAGTTGAATTATTGTTTACGCTTACAGTTCCAGTTGAATAATTAGAAGTTCCTTGTGCTTTTATTCCCTTATTAAGTCCTGAAAAATAAAGTATTGTTACTCCCATTCCTTGCCCGACTAAAGTAACATTAGAAGGAATATTAATATCGTCAGTTAAAGTATACATTCCAGCTTTTAAACGAATAGTTCCACCAGAAGAACCCAACTCAGTAATTGCATCTTGTATACTCTCTGTTAATTCAACAGTAATCTCTTGTTGGTTAGTTGTGATAGAAGATGCTGTTATTCTACCTCTAAATGTTCCATTGCTAAACTCTACTTCTCCATTTGACCTTATTCTCCAACCAGAACTACCCTTTTTAAAATTAGGGGAAGTAAAATCTCCAAATTGCAACATCTTGCCATCAGGAGTATCAACAATAGCTTCAGTCTTAGGAATCAAATCTTGAATAGCTTCTTGCTTGAAATCGTCTTTCTGTTCAGTTTTAGTAGGGTCAAATGCCATTAGAATCTATCTTCATGTAATAAATCATCTTCTCCACGACCTTTAAGAACATCAAATTTCTTAAACATTCCATCTCTTTCTGGGTGTGTCTGATAAGCATACTGCTCATCAAGTATTCTTTTCCATAATCTATCAAGTCTATTCTGGGCTTTCATTTCGTAAGCAGCCGAACGAGAACCAATTTTATCCCCTGAAACATCTACTGAAGTATTATCTCTATCATATAAGTAAGAAAGCATTTTCTCTACTATTGCTTCATTTCCTTCTCTTTCGTGGTTTGAGAATACTGTTAATCCATTTTCATCAGTTAAATCTAAAACTGGTTGTAATTGTCCATAGGCGACAACAGTTCCTGAAACATCTATGTTCGGATTTATAAAGACAGTTGTTCCTAAATCGGTAAAGACTCTATCATTTCCAGTCGGATTATTCTCTTTGTAAATTTGATAATCTTCAAAATTAAGTTTCTGAAGTCTTTTACCACCGACTTGAACCATTCTAAAAGAGTCTGACTTGTATCCTTCAAAATACCACTCATCGCTATTAGGACCACCTCCAGTAGCAAAAGTTGTTTGCACTCTTCCCTCAGTAAAAGGCCACTTATAAGCCGAAGCTGCCCAATCATGAGCATCTGATAACCAAGACTCTAACATTGTATTGGTTATAAAGCTATCAGTAGTACTTCTGCCACTTCTTACTAAGAAAGTTGTGAATATATCATTTCTTGTTCTTAACATATTTTTATTTTTATGGTTTTCTTAATGGTTCATATTCAAACTCTATCTCTATCGGTAAACTGACTGTGCATAATGCAGAACCAGTCCATTTTAATTCTAACCAAAAGTTTTGATTACCAATAACAGGTATTTCATTTCTTAATTCTATTAAGTTTTTATCAGGATAATTAGTATTGTTAATTGTCGTATAGGTATAAGTTGTTCCATTGCCACTATCAATATAAATCTTCGCAATAATAGTCATATTAGCTGCCATTACTTGAACTGTCGGTATTAGTATTCTTGTTATTTTAAATGGTCTCCCAATTCTATACATTTGACTCCACCATACTCCAGGAGCATTATTATAAGTTGTAAGTTGTTTATCTAATCCATGAGAAACTCCTGTACTTCCTTCTCCAGCTTGACTCCAACCGATAATTGGAACTGAAAATCCTTTCTCATTGTTATCTGCTTCTAATACTGCTGTTACTACTGTTGAAGAATTTCCACCAGAGCATCTCATTACATTAAATATTCCTTGTCCTAATTTAGCTTTTTGTAATCCGACTGAATAAACACATCCATCTGATTCAGGAACTGTTGTGTGTGTTCCAATTAAACATCTATTAAGGATTCCATCTATTGCTCCTGGTAAACAAGGTTCTCCTGTTTCTGAATAATAAACTTCTGTAAAAGAATATCCTCCTATAAACTTGGAAACTCTAAATCCTCTTGAGTTTATATTCCCAGAAACTACATACAAAACACCATTAACATTCTTCATTGCTGTTATAATCTGGTCTGGGAACTCTGGCCATGTAATAGTATTAAATGAGCTTGAAGTCGTGTCCCAGAAGGCAATTTTGGCTCTTGGTTGCTTTAAATTAGCATTAGAACCTTCGTAAAAAGCAATAACAAGGTTTTCTCCATAACTTTCCATTGCAGTTGGCCATAGTCCATATCCAAAGGTAAGTTTATTCTCGGTAGAACCATTATCAGTATCTCCTTCAACTGTTGTCTTTTTAGTAGCAATATAGTGAAGTGTCCCATTATTTCCGACCACATCAGCAATATATAGTTTTCCATCTGAGTGTCTTTTAAGAACATGATTAGGAAGTCTAATGTTATTCTTGTAAGTTGTAGGATAAACAGTATTAGTTAATGCACCTTTGGCTAAAGTAGTATCCCAATAACTTTCTTGCCATCCAGCAGTTCCATTTAAAGGTCCATAACGAGTAATATCTGTGTTTGTAGCAAAATATATATAGTTATCATAATATTCAACACCATTACCTAATCCTCCTAAAGTTCCGGCATCTGCCAAAGCAGTAACTGTTGTCATTGTCGCATCTATCGTATAAGCAGAACTTTTAGCATCATAAACATAGACATAAGGAGTTTTAGGGTTAGGAATAAACCATAAAGGAGCTGAAGTAATAGTACTTCCTGAAAACTTCTCACAAGCAGAAGGCCTTAATAGTCCTGAAGCAATAGTTGAGTAAACCGAATCAGCATCATCCATTGGTTGGCCAGGATCAATACCTAAAGAAGCACGAAACTGGTCGGCTTGTGAAAAGTGTGTTGTCGGTGATTGACCTCCTAATATTGAATTAATTGTTATCTTTGGCATATTAAAACTCAAACTTATCTAAATCTACTTTAAAATACTTGGCACGAAAATGATATTTGTCTGCTTCACTTAACTTTAACTTATTCCAATCCATTTCTTTGCATAACTCATTAAATAATTGTCCTATTTTCTTATCCTCTATAATCAAGAGTAATATTCTTCTTAAAAGTCTTATCCTTTCTTTCATATCTCCAACTACTTCAGCATTTTCTAATTCTTGAAGTGCTAAATCAAAATCTTTAACTGGATTTCTGAAAAATAACTTAAACCACCATGCTGAAGGATTAAATATCTGTATAATCCATTGTAATCTCATTCTATAAGCATCATCTTCAGTTAAGATAAATGTTAATGTCTTTTTAAGGTTCTGAATTGTTTTACTATTGTGTCTTACTTCTAAAACTGTCATTGCTCTCCATAATTCCCTTACTCCTTTCGGCATCTTTTCTGGAGGAGTTATATCATATTTAAGGGATTCGGTTATCTCAAAGATATTCTTTAAAGACTTCTTAAAGTCATTGATTACTTCTTGTCTTGAAACTCCATCTTCTAACTTCCACCAACTATCATTAAAGAGTTGATTCTTAATTTCGTGCTTTAATTTAGATAGTGGACCATATAATAGATGAGAACGAGGGAATCCAGGAAACTCATAATCCTCTCCTTCCATTTTCATTATTAAAGAACCATCTTTACCTGTCATTACTTTCGCTTGAACTGATACACTTTTTCTCCAATACTTTACCATTGGCATATCCAAGGGTGTCTTTCTCAATAGTTTGTAAATCTTTCTATAAATAAATCTTTTAATATAATACATTTTAATATTTTAATAACTCCTCTCCTTGCGACTGTGTCAGGCTATTTCCGCAAAGTTATAGTCCGACACAAGACGAGTTACTTACTTATAACTATACACTACCGAACAATACTGCAGCATATTTTCTTCTGTATGCAGGAACTTTAGCACCGAATAAGAATAAGCCTTGGTATTTCTTTGTAAACTGATTTTCAGCATCAACTACTCTACTTTCTGACCACTTGTCAGCAAAAGTCATACAGCCAATGTGGTTAGCAGGTAAGATATATCCCATGCTTGGAGTTCCAAGTATTGGATCATAAGTTCCAGTAGCTGGAGATCTTCCAACCCTTGTAGATATTCTTGCACCGGCAGCCGAGTGAACATCAAATGCTCCGACTCTCATTACACGACCATTGATTACAGTACCAGTATATATTTCAGCAATACCAGTAGGTTGTAATTCAGTAGCTTGTTTCAACTGAGTGATGATTGAAGGAGGAACAGTTAAGTGTCTATCTTCAACTGATACTTCATTCTCATCCAATTTCTCAGCTAATAGAGTAATTTGGTCGTAAATTTGTGTAGCACTAACAGTTGTAGCGATAGCAGCTTGAACTTCCCATCCTAAACCTGAAGTAGCAACTAATGAAGCATTACCAGAACCATTTTTAGGGAAATTTACTCCATCTCCACCAAATGTTCCTCTTAATGTATAGTTCTCTTCAAAGTCTGGTCCTGATACTGCTTGATCCCACTCAGTAACTGTAACTGTACAAGAATCAGTAACACCTGAAATCCTATACCAAGGAGTTACGAATGTTCTTGTTGATAATAATCTGATACCTTTGTAAAGGTCAGAGTTTTGGAAACCAGCGTAATAAAGATTACCATCAAGAGGATTTTCTACTGTGGCTAAGTTTAAATCACTTGAAACCATAGTAGCATCTACCATAATGGTAATTGTACCTCCAGTAGCAGTTGTTACCAATGAAGCCATTGTTTGAGCAGCACCAGTTACTAAAAAGTTAGTACCAACCCAACTTCCAGCTTTAGTTTCTTCTCCGAATTTATTCAAGACATAAGCATCAGTTATCCTTTCCAAGATTTTAGATTGCTCTAAAATTAATGATTCAGGAATGTCTGTTGCGTATGTGAATAAATCTTCAAGTCTGTCTAAAGAGATGTTGTAATACTTTCTCTTTTCTACAATCAATTGATCATTAGCATCAATTATTTGAGATACACCCATGTCAGTACCAACTGCATAATCTCCTAACTCTCCTGAGTTCAAGAAAGATAGAATATTTACACGATCACCAGGTTTTTTAATTTCTCCCTGATAGTCGCTGTTGGTAATTGACTGAAAGACTGCATTCTGGTATGTCTTTGCCAATACTTTACTAGCAAACTGTTGTCCGAAATTAGTTAGATTCATATGTTTATTTTATCCTAACGACCTTTTACTTGATGTTGTTGAACTCTCCTCTCATAAGTCGTTGTTTATACTCCCTATAATCGGTATTTCTTAATGCTTCAACATCTTCAGCAGTCATTCCAATACTTATGGGACTTCTTGAACCTCCAGTTGATTTTTCTAAACCAATTCTTTGTGGTTCAAATAGTCCTTTTTCAGATAAGAATAGCTTTGCTACACTCTCCATTTTAGCTCTAGGATGCTCCAATTTACGATATTCAACGAAATCATTAGCATTTTCCTTTAAGAGCGGATACTTTGAATATAACTTCTCCAATTCCTTCTCTTCTTCAATAGCTACCAATTTGGTTTCTAATGAGACGATCTTGTCTTGAAGAATTTTACCCTCATCTGAATAAATATCAGCATTAGGATTAACAGGAGATTTATAATTATTTAATTCTTCCTCCATTTGTCTTTGTCTTTCCTCTAATTCTCTTCTTTTGTCTCTTTCTTCTTGTAGAGACCTTAGTAAGAGTTCAGAATCAGTCTTAGATCCTGGAGCAGGGGCTACAACCTCTCCTTGAGTTATAGCAACAGCTTTGCCTTCTGACGGCTGGGGAGTAGTCAATTCCTCATTAACGACTGGTTGGATATTCTCCATGTATTTCATAGGGGATTAACGAGCTTTGCCTATTAGCTCATTTAACTAACCGATAGCTTTATTTAATGAAGCTATTTTATTTTCTAATACTCCGATACTGACAATTCCCTCATCCAATAATCTTTTGTGAAGGGCGAGGTATTCTTCCCTTTGATTAATCATTGCCTGTTTTGGATCAGGGATTGTGGGTTCTACTTTTTCTTCTACAACCTCTTTTATCTCAACCTCCTTTTTTATTTCTTTTTTTGGCATATTTTTTATTTTTTAAACGACCTTTATTTTCATATTATTTTTTAGGCTTCCACCCTGTCTTACGCATTGTACCATAGACATAGGCATTAGCTCTTTTACCTTTTAATCCTTTCTTACGAGCTTCTGCTTTTAATTCTTTTTCAAGTTTTTTAGGCATATTATTGTTTTATCATTTGAACTAATGTTTTTTCTAAGTTCTCTCTGGCCGACTTTGGACTATCTATTGCCAAGAGAATTGTCTTATAACAAGTATGATAAGGAATTAATTCTGACTTCTTATTATTTTCAAGGTTATAATCTTTCCATTTACCCTCTATAATATCTATCTGACTTCCACAGAATTGCTTTACATCTTCAATCGTTAATTCCTCTTTAGAAAGAATAGATTGCCAATTCTCAAAAGTCTGCTTCTCTTCAGCATCTAATTCTTTTAAATCTTCTATACCTCGCTTATGAAATAATTTTTCAATTAAATTGTGCATATATTTAACCTACTCCCATTATTAATAATGTTGGAACAACTACTGATGATGTTGCTGGTAATGTATAAGTAACTACTAGTTTAGGGTCTTTAGTTCCACTTGTATCATCGGCAAATTTAATATAAGCAGCTCCCTGTTTTGCACTTTCCCAAGTAGGAGCTGAATTATCTAAATCAGAAGAACCCCTACCTCCAAACTTTGTTATTCCTGTTTTAGAAATTGCTGCTTTTCCATCTGTATTTAATGTAAAATCATTATATGAAGATGTATTCCAAGACGTTACGTCAATCCTTGTGGCTAATTCGGTTGAACCATAATGTGATATTGCAAAATCACCATTTACCAGAGCATTATCAGATGTTGGAGTTGAAGCAACCAAACAACAAGATTGATTGTAATTATCAACTGTATCGGTTGTTCCATATACGCTAAACACTGCCGCTGAAATTGTTGCATCAGAAGTTAATGCAGAGGTCTTGATGGTAAAAATACTTCTTGCCATATTGCTCCAAACATCTGATGTTGAAGTAGATGCAATATTAAAGAAGTATCCTGAAGCATCGGTTGCACCAGCATAAGAACCCGACTCATTTCTTAAATTAGTAAAACTTAAACTATTTAAATTATCAGAAGGATACCCATCAACAGTCTCATTAGCTCCTCCACTTCCAGCTTGAGGATAAACAGTCAATGTATCAAAACCACAATTAAGTACTGGCTGAATTGAGGTTGACCAATCCCAAAAATGTAATAAATACCATAAAGGTTTTAATCCATAATAAAGTCTTTTTCCAAACTTCTCGTGAGTTCTAAAATCAGTTGTTAGTTCTATTTTGTCTTCCCTTAACTTAGCATTATAAGTAAATGAATTAGGAGTTATCTGATTAACTGTATCACTCCATTTAATATCTTTATGTATTCTTAAAAGCCATCTAAACCAATACTTTAAAATCGCTTGGTTAGCGAACCAGCAAAGAGTTCTATTATTCTGTTGAAACCATTCTTTATCAAAAACCATATTATATTTCTTTACTAAATAATGCACTTATTGTTACATTCGTTCCTGTTACATCAGGCAAGTCTATTGTCCAAGTGTGATCTACGAAAGGTGCAGGATATGGAACTGGTAAAGCCAAACCAGCAGTTCCTCCAGCAGGAATCTCTAAAGTTTTACATATCGTTCCACCAGTTGAAGCTCTTAAATCAACCTGAATGGCCGCAGTTGAATCATTAGTTCCCATAACATAGATAAGATCAAGATAGACTCCTGAACCTGAAGCCAATAGAGTTGTTTCTGTTCCAAAGGTTGAACCTGTTGCTTTAGAAACATAGGCAGTAGCAATTAAATCTCTTACTTGAACTGGCCTTGTTAATTGCCTTCCTAAGTCATCCATAGACATAGTAACTGTATCTCCACCTCCAACTGCTGTTGGATTAGCTGTTCTTGCAATTCCTCCATTTTTTACTGGAGCAGACCCATCATCTACTGCATCACTTACTGTTGTTCCAACTGATACTGTTGAAGTATTAGAACCTGAAGCCCAAGTAACAGGCATAGGATTAGAACCTCCATAAGCTACTCCACTTGAATCGTGTATATTAGTTCCAGTTGTATTTCCAGCACTTGATACTCTAACCCACATTGGATTAGAACCATCGTATCCGATACCCGAACTATCCTCTAAATGACAGGATAATGAAGCATTAGTTCCTGAAGCTAAACGAATTGGCATCCCATTTGAACCATCATAACCAACACCACCTGAATCAACTATTCTTACATTGACTGTATTTGTTGGATTAGAAACTGCTATTGTCATCGGAACTGGGTTACTACCTGAATATTGAATACCACCTGAATCTATTAAAGAAACACTAATAGAAGAAGCTATTCCAGTAATGGCCCAACTATCTCTAGCAAGTCCTTCTCCATTAAGAAGTGTTGCTCCAATAGTACTTGTTGCACCTATAACATTTACTGACATTCCTACATCAGTTGCGTGAACTACTCTCAATACTCCTGGATTATCGTATCCACTTCCAGTTCTTAATCTATTCCAAGTTCCAGCATAAGGGTCATAACCCATATTATAAGATTCTGTTGACATTGCTCCTTCAGTTAATGGAGTTTCTGCATCAGTATCAACTCCTTCTACCCTAATAAAAGCATATTTTTTTGGTATTCCATCAGATAAACCAAGTATTCCAAGTCCATGGTCAGAACCGACAGCAAAGTTATCTCCTTGCTTAAATAAGTCTAATTCAGCACCAGTCGTATCAACTATAATTTGTCTTTGAGGATTTGAACCAGAATATGCTATACCACTTGAATCTACTGGAGTAACTGCAACTGTATTAGTAATTTCACTTACTGCAACAGTTCCTCCGACTGGTAAAGGATTACTACCTGAGTATTGTTCTCCACTTGAATTAATTAAAGCTGATTGAACTGAAGCAGTAATATCACTTACGATTACAGTTCCACCAACTGGAACTGGATTAGAACCAGAATAAGCAACTCCTGTACTATCAACAAGATTTACTGCTGATGTTGCTGTTGCTCCTGAAGTTATAGTTACTGGTAAAGGATTAGAACCAGAATAAGCAACTCCTCCTGAGTCTAAAACATTTACTCCTGATGTTGAACTTGCTCCTGATACTATCTGAACAGGAACTGGATTTGTTGTTGCATTGTTAATCTTTACTTGATGAGCAACTCCACCTCCTCCTGAAATAACTGCACCTCCACCAGTAAACATTACTGGATTACCTTTTGAGTCTCTAATTTGAACTGGTAATGGATCATTAAGAAGTCCCCTATCATAACCCATAAAGCCAACCCAACCCTTAATATTCATTTCATTAGGTAACTGTATTTTGGCAGCTAAAGCCCTAATATCTATTGCAGGGACATTAACTTTAACTTCAGGGGGTATATAATTAATTATTGGAGCATCTGCTTTAGGAACTATAATCGGAGGGATAGTTATATTCGGTTTAGGAACTTTAATATCTGAAACATTAACTTTAATTTGAGATATTGCTTTTAATATCTCGTCTTTAGGTAGTCTTGAGTTATCAGCTATCTTATCTAAAGTAGGTTTCAAAGCTTCAACTATTGCTGGACCAACACCTTTAACAAAATCAGCAGTCATCTTCTTCTGTTTAATAGCTTCGTCTAATATTTTGTTTACTTCTTGTGGTGTCATGCAGGTTGATTTAAGATTTGTAATTTCTGAGCTATCTCATTTTGAACATTAGATTGTCCTCCTTGAACTGCTCCCATTTCTGCTCCCATCATTGCCATTTCATTTGCTTTATCTTCTGCTTCTTCAACCTGTTTCAATTCTTCAGGAGATAAATCAAGTATTTCAAGTTCTCTCTTCTGAGCAATCTTTCTTAAGGCTGTATTCTTGGGGAATTGCGACATAACAAACATAAACTTTTGTATGCTCTTTGTATCGTTAGCTTCTTGTTCTGAACTTGAACTAACTAAAGGTTCATAAGCAGACTTCCAGTCATTAGTAAAGATTCTCTTTTCAAACATCTTTCCACTTCTGCCTTGCTTGTATAGCTTCATAAACTTCGGAGCATTGGCCTGCATTAAAGCATCCCACTTTTTAGCGAACTTATACCAAGCTAAACGATAGAACTTAGCCATTGCTGTTGTTCTTTCTTGAGCCTTACCAACTAAGACATTTATTTCTCCTAAAGTTTGTTGTCCTGTTTCTGATTGTCCTTTCTCAATAGCTGTTGCTCCAGTTCCTCTCTCCACCATATTTATAACTGCTGATATAGCTGTTAAAGTATCGTCTAATCCCGATATCTCTACTGGCTTGATAACTTTATTGATATCATCGCCAGGAGGTGCAGGAAGCATTACTCCTGCTCCGGGTGTATAAGTCTGAGGAGTATAATTCTGATTAGGTAAGAACCAATGCATTTGAAAGTTCTTGAGAGTTCTGTTTTCAATTAATTGTGAAAACCAGACATTTAAAACCTTATTAGGAGTTCTTACTAAGTCTGCAACTGAATCAGGATAGATATCTACTGTTTCAGGGTCTTCAGACCAAACTACGAATGGCCAGAAATCAACTCCAATTAAATTTTCAAGTGTTTCATTAAGTAATTCTATCGTGTCATCAGCATAAACAATTACTCTTTTAATAAACTTCTTTGTCTTAGTATCCCATATCTTTGTATAGTGTTCTGTTAGATTGACTATTCTATCTCCACCAGCATATAAAGCAAATTGATTGCTCTCTATTCCCATTGCTTTTAATCTTTCCATTTTCTTTTCCCATTCCTCTTTACTCTTTTCACTTTGCAATATTCCAGCAGGAGAGTCAGTCCATAGCTTCAATTCGTCTTTTCCTTCTTTAGAATATCTGTCATCAGCTAAAATATCTCTTACACTTCTAAAGATATTCTGTTGGATAACAAATCTTGCTGAGTCTATATCCCAAGCATTCATTAAAGGGTCAAAAAGGACATCATAAACATCTAAAACTTCGGTTATTACTCCTGTCTTAGTAATGTTTAATTTCTTAGTTGATAATCCATATAACAAAACATTCTTCTTATCAAGAATATCTATTAGTTCCAAGTTATTTTCTTTAACATTCTGATTCCATACTTCTTGATAGATAAGTTCTTTCTGCTCATCTCCAGTTAATTCTTTCCAATCAACATTAGGAGCGTCATCTATCTTAGATAACAAAGTCTTAACTGTCTCTTTCATTAAAGGAATATTGACAGCTTGTCTTTGTGTTAAACGATTAGTCTTTACTTTATTTCTATATAGTTCATAGTTCTCAGTCCAGTCATTGTGCTTTCTTTCTTGAATATCAAATCCTGACTTCTTCTCGTCAGTTAGTTTTACCATTAAGTCTGATTTTACCCAAGTATTATGCAATATATCGTATGGCATTTTTTTAAAAAAAGACAGAACATTGTGTAATGTCCCGTCTTTGTAAAGGTTAGGGTTATTTTTTCTTTATTATATTCCTATAATTTATATTTGTCAAATTCTCTTTCAACCCAAGGAGTATAATCAAGTCCTATTTTCCTAAATCTTGCTTGGTCATCAAAGTGAATAATAGTTTTTCCACCTTTTACACCAAATAATCCACCAGATTTCAACAAGGCAATAAATATCCTTTGAACCTTGTTTACTTCTTCTAAGGTTAAATCGTAATCTAAGTTTATTTTAATTTCTGTTGGCATATTAAAAAGGCATTTCATTATCTCCGTAATAATTATCAACTGGAGCAGATTGAACAAATTGCTTGATTACTGGTTTCTTTAAGATAGAAGTTAATCCATATCTAATAGCATCCATAGAGTGAGAGTATTCATGTTCAGGTTCGTTAGTTACTTTTCCGTCTTTATCAACTATGAATAAGTAATTGCGATACTCTTTAATAACATTGATACTTCGTTTAGTTACAGATATTCTTTGCTCTTGAACTAATGATATTCCATTTCTTACTGAATCAGCACCTTTTTCTGTCGGTAAGATGTTAATTCCATAACTCTTAATGTCGTCTATACTCTTTGGTTCAGCACTATCAGCTATCACTAATGTTTCAGGAATGATAGCATTCTTAATCGTATCAGCTATCTGTTTATTCTGCATCCCTCTTTGAAAGCATAGTTCATCTATGATATAACCTCCATCATAATAATAGATATCTACAATAGCAGTCGGATCATTAGTATATCCAAAGTCTAATCCTCTCCTTTCTAAACGAGCATTAAAAGGTAATTCATCTATTATCTGCCAGTCTTTATAAATCTTACCTTCTACTTCTCCTAATTGGCCTTCTCCATATACTTGCCACCAACCTTTTCTGTCTTTTCTTTGCTCAATACTTGCAATAATCCTTTCGTCTAAAGCTTCATTATCCTTGTAAGTAAGAATGATGTGTTCACAATCATCTCTATTAGCAACCTTATCATAATACCAGAACTCACTTACTGGATTCCAATCCATAATAATAAAGTCTTTAGTTCTTACTTCTAACTGGTCAAAGGTTTCATAAGAGATATTGTTGGCTTCATTAACGAATAATCTATCTCTTCTTGGTCCTCTAACTTTACCAGGTTGATCAACTGAGAAGAACTCTATCTTACTTCCTGTTTCAAATGTATAAGTATAATCAGTTTTATTCCATCGCTTATCTTGAAAGTATCTATGCTGTTGCATTATATTCAGGAAGTCTAACATTGCTCCTCTCTTTAAGTGAGGGAAGCTTTCAGAAACAATAGAAGTAATTGTCGGAGTTTCATCTCTTTGTGCTAAATCAATAAGAACCTCTAATACTCCTATTGTCTTACCTGCTGAAGTTCCTCCCTGAATAGCCCTAATTCTTTTCTTCAGGTTGTGAATCTTCTTTGTTGCCGAGGTTATCTGATACATTTTCTTTAATAACTCCTAATAAAGGAATTGGTTTATCTCCTGATGTTACATCAGTTGTTGAATGAGGATTACCTTCTGCCATCTTCCATACAATATCAGGGTCTAATGAATTAAGAAAATCTATTCGTTCTTCTTCTGACATATTAGATAAATAATCCTTAGCATATTCTTTCATTGTCTTACCTTTAGGCCTTCCAGCAGGATTACCTGATTGTCCTGGTTTCCATTGAAACTTTACAATATTTTCACCTCGCTGTTTTTTTACTTGCTTATCAGCGTTTTCCATACTACTTAATAATTAACTTCATAATTATTGTGTTTCCTATTACCATTGTTAGAAACATTGCACTTGTTAAATCTAATCTCCTTGTAAAGAGATAGGTAATTGCGAATCCCCATACAAAGGTTGCTATCCTTACTTTTAAGAAAGAACTCATAAGGTAGCTATATACTCTTTAATCATTCCTTTCAATTCTCTTAAAGATTCTAACTGATGATCAATTCCAATTACTCCATCAGGATAGTCTTTATTTGGTTGAGAACCTGATACTTCTAAATCCATTGACTTCATTTGCGATTCGTATCTTAATAAATCTCTTTCTATTAAAATCTTTTCATCATCTAATCTTTTAATATCTCCTTCAGGCATTGTCGGTTTTTCTTTCTGCTCTTTAATCTGATTGTTAATCAATTCTAATCTTGCTTTAGTAGTATCATATTCTACTCTTACTTCTTCACGAATTGACCTTGTTTTTGTTCTTTTAAATTCTAAATCCCAAATTGTCTTTTCAACTGCATCTAACTTATCAATAAAATATTTCTTTTTTTTGTTTGTAAACATATTATTTTCTTGGTACTTTAGCTATTAATATATGACCAAAAGTCTTTTGTGGATTACCTCCTGGCCACTCTTCTTCTGCTATTTTATAGTCTATTATATCGTAGAAGTCTTCACTTGTCAAAAGTTTTTTCCAATTATAAGCATTGTATCCTGATGTAATTTTTAATTGCATTCTCTTAATCCAACTTTCATGATGGAACTCGCATAAAACTACATATTTTCTTGTTACTCTTTTAATCTCTTTCAGGTATTTTTTGATATTCCAATTATCTACATAGATTAAAGTCATATCAGAAAGTAAGACATCAGTTGATTTGTCAGACATCATTATATCGTCTGCTGAACAAGTAAAAAATACACCTCCTTTGAAAGTTTCTTTAGCTAAATCTATTGAGTCTTTATTAATATCTATTCCACCTAATTGTTTACCTGGTAAAGATTTAACTATTTGTTTTAAATTAGCACCTGAACCGCAACCAATCTCAATTAAAGAATAGAAAGGTATTTGAGATAACATATATGCTAATACTTTTCGGTGGGGATGGTCCCAAGTATCAAGATATGATTTCTGCCAATCTATTTTCCTATTAATCCAATACTTCTTATGCTGATTTGTTGTTTTAAATAAGTTCATCCTCGTAATATATTATAAATTACATTGAATAAAGGTCTTAATATCCATTTCTTTTCCCCTGCCCAATAACGAAGCTTTCTTTTTACTTGATAAGGTAATTTACTAAATATATATCTTCCCAAGCTAAAAGGTATCTTTAACTTACTGCAATACTCTATTCCGAATTGTTCTAATATATCTTCTCTTGCTTCTTTACCAGCATAAGGATTATCAAAACCTGTGCTTATATTATCTTGATGAGTGCCGACCAAGAAACCTCTCTCATCAATCTGTCTGTAAACAATACAATCTTTAACATACTCGTGTGAAGGTAATGGAGTCCCTTTCTTGTATTTACCGATATCACTTTTTAAACCTGTAAACTGAATATGTTTTAAGGGGTCAATAAAATCTTCTTTCTTAAACTTAATTGTATAAAATGGTGGATTTGTTTGAGGATTATAATCTTTAACTTCTAATGTCTGATAGTTACAGATATATCCCTTCTTAAATCCTAATCCTTCAATTCCTTCATAACTTTTAAAAGAATTTTGTAATAATTCAAAAGTATAAGTTCCATATAAATCATCAGAAGGTTGTATTGTCATTAAGACATAATCTACTTGCCCTATTTCATCTAACAAGTCCGGCATTGAATAGTGCAAATTATTAATCAGTTTTTCCCTTGCAATATCATTTTCATATTTATCATCATAAAAGCAAACTCCATTAAAAGTATGGACAGTCTTAAACTCTTTAATATCGTCTAAATATCTAATTAAATCTTTAACATACTTATTGCTTTTTTCTTCTGGTCTCCAACTGCACCACAAAGTAAAATTATGAGTAGTCTGTGCTTGTAAGTTAGGTATAACAAATTGCTTAAATATCTTAATTCTATTAATAAGCCAACGATTTCCTCTAAAGCCATTATAAAGCCCTAAGCCAGTCCAAGGGCAATAGACTAAATGTTTATATTCCATAGGTATTGATTTAATTTACTTAACCACCAATTACGACCTTCTTTGTTTGGTTCTTTCTTTTCTAATAATGAACTTAACTCACTAACTTTATTAACAAAAGGATATTCTATAAAAGAGAACGCATATTGTCCCATTAACATGGCTTTAACAATTAACTCGGAAGCTCCATCAAACTCAGTCAATCTTAATGCACCTTGCATCTTTTTAATTTCTTTATTCATTTGTTTTTTAGTAACTCTACCATGAACAATGATATTAGGAGCAACAGGATTTATAGGAACTGTACTTCCGTATAAATGAAACTCTATATCTGGATTATCTTGTGCTAATTGAGGTATTTTATCCCAACCATATAATTTAAAATCATCTCCTGAAACAGAAGTATAAACTTTATTACCAGGCTTAAAATTGATTTTATACTTATTAACATTACCTAAGAATGATGGAACTACTTTACTTCTTATTCCAACCGATCTTAATGCTGATTGCTCTAAATCATTCTCAACATAATTTTCGCAATAAGTATCAATCCAAGAAGCTAAATCAAAAGGTCTTATTTTAATTTGTCCTTTTTCATCTAACCAATAACCATTAAGGAAATGCTGAATATCACTACCACACCAAAGTATTGCCTTCTTACCTTTGTGTTTCCATAGTCCTATAAAATCAGGAAAACCATACATACCAAAGAACACAGTTGGGTCTATACTATTCTTGTAGTTTACAGTTCCCCAGCACTTATTGGGAGTTCCATCAAATCCTCCTCCTAAGCTTGGTGCTATTTTACATTGCCATTTTTCTTGCATAATTTAAAAAGTTTTTAATTAATTTGTGTGGCTTCCAATATGATGATTGATAACTTGCATGATATTGAGCAATAAAGAAGTTTTCTGGTATTTTCCATTCTGGTAAATCTACTTCATAATTATTCCAATAAGATTCTCCATTTACTAATCCGACATTTAATCCTTCTTTCCTTTTCTTAACTACGAATGTTCCTGTTCCCCATTCTTCAGAAGTTGCGTCTTTTATTCCTAATACATTCCTTGCATATTCTATCGCTGCTAATTGGTAAGCCCAACATTCTCCATAAAAAGGTATCTTATTTTCTCTTGCTTCTCTAATCTTATCTATCAAATATTCTTGATTACGAGGATTATGGCTTCCACCAATAACTAAAGCGTTATATTTTTCATAATCTTTATCAATTTCTTCAAAAGATTTTATAATTGATGTTGTATAATCACCATAGATTTGCATAGTTTTACTAATTTAGAAATTCTATTATACCATTTATCCATTTTAAAATCTTCATGTCTTTTTTTAGGATAACTTAATACTTTTTGTTCTATTCCCAATTCAGGATATACAGGTTGTTCTGATAATAATTCAACAGCTTCTTTTCTCGTCATTTGTCCTGAGTTTATCAATGAAGAATAATGGGCCTTTCTTTTATCAAATCCAAACTTTGTAAAAAGATAATAATTCTGGAACCACCATGTCCATAATGATTCACAATGTTTTTCTCCATAAGACTGATAATCATATACTTTCTCTAAAAACTTAATAGAATTTTCTCGGTTATAATCTAAGTAATCAAGAGGATAGAATATTTTAATTCCAGCGATCCACCTGTAATAGTTCCATTTCCATATTCCACATAAAGGTAAACCTGTTAATTTCTTACCTTTTATTTTCTTATAAATATCCTTAATATGAGTTAAATCTCTTGCATTATGCCCCCAAGAACTCGGCATTATTGACTCGGTTGCCACATTACCACCAGATAAAATCCACTTGATACCATACTTATCAGCTAATTCATAACTAACTGCCATTAAAATATGGTCTGTTGGTATTTCTATGTTCGGAACTCCAGCTTTTAAAAAGGCAGACTGCAATTCTTTAAACTTATCAAGGTCAATATTGTATCTGTAAAATGGAACTTTTAACTTTTCAACCATTTTCATTATGTTATCGTCTGACCTTTTATTGTTCCAACCATTATCTAAGCTAAAGCATAATGGTTTTAATCCCATTTTAACTGCATGATGAAGTGTCATTGAGCTATCTACTCCACCACTTAAACCAATAAGACAATCATACTTTTCTCCTGAATCTTTAATCTGTTTGATTATCTTACCTAAGTTTGGTTTTTCTAATTGTATTTCCTTTAAAGATTGCTCGGCTTGATGGCAAAAATTACAAACACCATTTTCATCTAAGACTAATTCTTTAGCAGAACCATCCATTACACATTTTTTACAGTAAAGTAATTCTTTCATCGTATTACCCAAAAGTTACCTTTCTCTTCGGCCTTTAATTTTTCCTCTTCAAACATTAATTCTTCTGTTAATGTTTCTCCGGGCCTCATTCCTATTGTTTTAATTTCTTGACCTGTTTTTTTAACAATTTCCTTTGCTAATTCTAAAATATTATACTTCTTTCCCATTTTCATTATGTATATTTCCCCTCCTTTGGTATCTTCTATGGCCTTAACAACTAATTCACAGGCTTCAGGAATAGTCATGAAGTATCTTTCCATTCTTGAGTCAGTAATTGTTAAAGGAAGCCCTTGATCGCTTTGCTTTTGCCAGATAGGAATAAGAGAACCACGAGAACCCATAACATTACCGAATCTTACAACTGTAAAACCTGCATTCTTAGTCATTATTTCACTTAGTCTTTTAGTTGCCCCCATAATAGAATTGGAACTGACAACTTTATCGGTAGAGATGAAAATATACTTTTCTAAACATTCCCACCTTTGAGCTTCATGTAAAAGATTATAATTTCCATAAACATTAGTATCTATCGCTTCTTTAGGATATATTTCAAGGGGAGGAACTTCTTTATAAGCAGCAGCATTAATAATAACTTGAGGTTTAAAATCTTCAAACAAATCCTGAATAGTATCTTTATTTCTTATATCTCCTACTCTTGGCTTAACCCAATAACCTTTTTGAGATAACTCTTGAGATAAACCATAAGCATTTTCACATATATCAAGAACGAAAACTTTATTGTCTTTACATAATTGTCTGACAAGTTCACTTCCGATTGAACCAGCCCCCCCAGCTACAATTATGCGTTTATTTTTTAGCATTTTTTTCTTCTTCTATTTTCTTAAACATATCAATTAAACCTTCTCGGAAAGGATATTTAGCTTTATAGCCAAGCATTCTTTCAGATTTAGAAGTATCAAAGACAAACCTTGAAGGGTCTACTGTCCTACCTTCCTTAATTTCAACTCCACCTGTATATCCGGCAATTTCACAGACAATATTACCTGCTTCTTCTGCTGATAATTCCTCTCCTGAACCGACATTATAAATCTGATTCCATTTATCCCAAGGAGCAATTAAAGCTTTCATATTGGCTTCAGCAATATCTAAGATATAAACAAAATCATTATTTTGCTTACCACCATATAAAATAGGCTTCATTCCAAAATTTATCCTATCTAAAAATCCTCCAATTAGTCCGTGCATTCTCTTTTCTGCTCCATAGATATGAGCATATCTCAAGACAATATGAGGAGTATGTTGTCTAACATAGAACTCAGCAATAGCTTTTGAGCAACCATAGACACTATTACCACAAGCCCTAATATCTTCTTTATAGGGAGGTTCAAACTTATCTAAAGGCATAATTGCTGAACCTGTTGAACTGTAAACTAAAGGTATATGATATTTTTCTGCTACTCCAACAACATTCCTTGTGCCTTGAATATTTGTTTCGTTGGCAAGGATAGGATTAGCATCTGCTTCAGCGAAACGAGCAATAGCCGCTAAATGTAAAATCCTATCAGGTCTTTCAAAATTAATAAATTTATCTAATTGCTGTCTATCTCTGATATCAAAACCTTCCATTAAATCATAACCAATAACTTTATGTCCGTTTTCTTCTAATAACTTTTGTGTTGCTGAACCTACAAAACCACGATTTCCTGTAATTAAAATTTTAAGTTTATCCATTTCTTTTAGAAGCTGAATTGCCATACCAAGTTTCTCCATCAGGGTTTTTTTTATTAACA